TGCTTTTGGTGCTTACCAGACTGTTAACGCTGTGCCTGCCGACAATGCCGCAATCAGCATCTACGCTAGTGCCAGTGCAGATGTCACCCAGTCGCTCGCCTTCCAGAAAGATGCCTTTACCTTTGCGACCGCCGACTTGGTCATGCCGAAAGGCGTGGACTTCTCTGCCCGTGAAGTCTATGACGGTATCTCGATGCGTGTTGTTCGCCAGTACGATATCAACAACGATGCCTTCCCGTGTCGTCTCGATGTGTTGTATGGCTATAAAACCATCCGACCAGAACTGGCTTGCCGTATTCTGGCTAACTAAGGCTTGTTTTAGCTTAGTGTGTAACCCTAAGATGGGCGGTAGAAATACCGCCTATCTTTTTTGAGAGACTATATGAACACTGTTGGCGATCTTATCAAAGCATCTTTCTACCGTACTGGCATTCGTGACAGTAACCAAGAGATTGAAGGCGATGACATTACTCGTGGTATCGACATCCTTAATATGCTGATGCACCGTCTGGAAGCAGATGGCTTGCAGATCAGTTGGGTCGATGTCACAACTGCTAACGATACGCTGTATGTCTTGGACAAACACAAACGCGCATTAGTTTATATTCTTGGTCTGGATCTTCTGGATGAGTACCAGATGACTCCGACTCAGGGATATGAGCAGACTGCGCGAGAATGCTATGACACGATGTTGCGTGATGCCTACGCGAATGCGCCTGTGCTTAACAATGTCGATCAGCTACCGCAGACTTTCCTACCTTTCACCATAGTTAACGGCTAACCAATGCTTAAGCCTATTAATGTTCTGGGCGGTTTCTACACTGACGATACGCTACCGTTCGCTAATCAGGACACAGTTAACTACATCCCTGAGATCGCACAGGTATCAGACGGCGCACGCAATGTAGCGATCCTGAAGACCGTTCCTGCTAACAGGGCGATTACCCTAAACAGTTGGGATACTGGCGCGACTCAGGCGCATCTGGTGGTCGATAACACGCTGTATCTGGTCGTTGACGGCGCACTGTTCAAAGTCGGCTTTGGCGTTGGTAGCGCAACCATGTACCCTGCGACTGGCACGAAGCTGTCGGTCTTCGGCTCTGGTCGTTGCTACATGAACTATATGCAAAACGGCACTGGCTATGACATCAGCATCTACAGTGGTCAAAATGGCTATGTCTATAATACGACTAACAACACGCTGACGCAGATCCCAGACTTTGCAGGATCGATCGCCTGTGGCTTTCTCGACCAGTATATGATCGGTCTGCGACCAGATGGCACATTCTGGTTCACATCCGATGTTGGCGATGCGCTATCGTTCAGCACCTTTGATACCTATTCTTCCGAAGCATCACCCGACATTCTGGTCGGTCTGGCGGTCACCACACGCGAGATCTGGGTTTTCAATCAGTCGACCATCGAGATCTTCTATAACGCAGGACAGCAGTTCGAGCGCAATAACGGCGCAGTCATTCAGCGTGGCTGTATGGCTAACAACAGCATCCAAGTGGTCAACGGCGTTCCGTTCTGGCTTGGCAATGACGGTCGCGTCTACATGGCTAATGGCTATCAGGCTGAAGCTATCAGCACGCCTGCGATCGAGTCAGAGTTTTCCAAGTCTGCCGATCTGACCAACTGCCACAGCTACCAGTGGGAGTCTCGCGGTCATGTGGTCTACTGCCTGACCATTAACGATGGCATGACTTTCTGCTATGACATGGCTACCCAGATTTGGCATCGGCGCGAGTCGTTTCTTAGTAAAAATAGTAACGCTTGGGCAGTCGTGCGCGTGGGCAACAAGCAATACTTCATCGACCGCAACACCAGTAACCTGTACCAGTTCGACTGGGATTACTACCGCGATGACGATGCCTTCAATACCCTAGTATGCAAAAGGCGCACACAGTATTACCACTCAAATGGGCAGTGGATGCGCTGTAATCAACTCTACCTTGTAATGAACACTGGCGATGTGCCACCAAACACCACCAGTGAGATCCTGTTGCGTTATTCCGATGACTCTGGGCGTAACTGGTCGAACTACCGCAAAGTGACTCTGGGCGCGACTGGTGAGTATGCAAAGGAAATCCGATTCTATAATCTGGGTCGAACCAATAATCGCCTGTTTGAGATCGTGACCAGTGGCAACTCGCGCAGGGAAATTATCACGGCGAGCATGGAACTAACCTAATGCTTAATCAGCTACCGCACTCACGGATTCCATTCGTTAATCCTGACGGTACGCCGACTAGGGATTTCTTTAACTTTCTGCGCGATCTGGTGCAGATACAAATACCGATTGGTGGCATCATTGCTTCGCTGTCTGACACTGCGCCTAAAGGCTTTCTGGCGATGGGATCTACCTATAGCCGTACCCTGTATCCGCAACTGTATGCGATACTCGGCACAGAGACGCTACCTGAGAATGCAGATGGCTTGTATCTGGCAGATGTCAGCACTGCGTTGCTCGGAAGCATATTTGGCGATAACTCGATCGGTCTACAGCACAGGCATACGCCAACTGTGGTCGCTTCTGGTACAGGCACTACGGTCTCTGGCGCAGACTCTGGCAACCTGATCGTTGGTGACAATCGACCAAAGACTCTGGGAGTCAAATACTATGTTCGCGCAGAGTAGTGTCGTGTGTAGCATTGCGCCACACTTGCAACAGATACGATGTGTTGAACTTGGCACTATGGGCGCGTATGATTTACGCAAGCGTAACTAAACAGTCTACAAAGGTATAAGGCTATGGCAGACGAAATTATGAATGCCCTGATTGGGTATTATGGGTCGAAGAAAGCCCGAAAAGGTGCTAAACAGGCATCCAAGATTATCGGTCAAACCGCAGATGAAAATGTGGCACTGGCGAAAGATCTGATTGGTCAAAACATTCAAGGCTATCAACCGTTTGCTCAGTTTGGTTATGGCGCACTACAAAGCTATCAGGATGCTCTGAATCAAGCCAAACAGGGCGACTACTCTGCATTCATGGAATCGCCTGAAAATAAAGTTGCTCGCGATACTGCGCTAAATATGGCAAACCGTAGTCTGGCACAGCGCGGTAATGCGCTTGGTGGTACGGCAGTGCGCGATTTGGCGCGTCTTGGCGCAGACTTGGGCGCATCTCAATACGGTAATTACATGAACAGGATGCGTGGCGACATTGGCATCGGATCACCTGCCATTGGATCTATTGCAGGCGAGCGCACGAATATGCTTGGCACTATCATTCCGCAAAACATTATGAAGGGCGAAGCAAAAGCAGGCAGTAAGATTGTTGGTGGTAACATCTGGGCAAAATATATGGAAGATCTTGTTAAAGGCTTCTCATAAGGATACACACAATGGCACTTCCTGAAGTTTACATTCCAAGTTTTTACAATGCCATGCAACAAGGCAGGTCTGACAAACGCACTGCAATGCTAAACGCTTTGCAAGATGAGTTTATGATTAGTTCAAAAAAACGCGCTGAAGAAGAAGGCGCAATGCTTAATGAGCAGAAAAAAGCACAAGTTACTTATAGCATTCTTTCTCAAATTGAAAAAACACCTGAAGCAAATCGTGCGGAAGTTTATGCTATTGCATACCCAAAACTTCAGGAATTAAATCCAAATATGCAATTACCAGATGCATACAGCGCATCTGCACTTAGCGGTCTCAAAATTAAAGCAAAGTCTATCTTGCCCAGATCTGTCGAAAAAGTTGGCGATCAATTAGTTGTTGTTCAGGGCGATGAAGCATATACCATTGCAGGTGCGCCAAAATCTGATTTCAAAACAGTAAAGCAAACATATGTTGGCAAAAATAATGCAATATATGAAACCGATGTGCCAGTATACAAAGATATGTTTGGTGCTATCCATACTGGCGATCAAGTTACTGTTGAAGGCTATCCATATCCTGTTAACTTAAAGGATTACGAATCATGGCTACAAAACAATGTATCGCCAGAACAGTTTCAGAAATATCAAAGCACTCGCGTCAATATTCCAGTAAGTCAGGTGCAACAAACTGGCGCACAGCGCGTTCCTAACTTTATGCCACAGGGCGCACCACAACCATCAGTGCCGTCACCACAGAATACCGCAGGGCGCACGAATCAAGGTTTTGCTATCAGCGAAGATGAAGTACCGCAACAATCTGCGCCTGCGCAATTGCGCTTTGAAGATTTGGTTAATCCTGACGGATCTATTCGCGTTCCGCAAAGACAAGCACCGACCATCGATTACGGTGATGAACCGCCACCAGTTGCCATGCAAAGCCCTGAGATGGGCGTAAACGCGCTGATGGGCGACTCTATGATGCCTGAAGGCGTGAACCGTTTTGCAATGCTTAAGCCATTCGGCAGTGAACCTAATCGTTTTGGATCTGCAGGCGTGGAAGGCATGGAACAGGCTTATGTCGGCAATGCTCGACAAGTTGGTCGTGCGCCAGAACCAAACCAACCGAACAAAGTCACCAAAGAAGATCTGATGATTAAAGCCAGTCAAGGCGATCCGCAAGCATTGGCTCAAATTAAGCGTATGGCTGAAATTGAGAAATCGGTTAAAGGTCAGAAAGTTCCAGATCGCGTGTTCAAAGAATTTCAGCAAGTAAAATCTGATATGCAGGGCGTGCGCGATACGCTTATAACCATGCGCCAGTCAAGATCTGATCTTGCAAGTGGAAGAATAAATCTCAGCGCACTGTCGCGTGGTAGCAATGTTCCGTTATCTATTTTAGGCTTGCAGTCTGACACGCAAGATAGAACAGATACTTTTATTTCTAATATGCAGGCACAAGCTAACGCACTGTTGTTGGAAAACAAAGGCGTTCAAACCGATGGTGATGCCAAGCGTGCAATGTCTCAAATTGCGCAACCACTGGCGTATGTAAATAATAAAAAGATGATTAATGCGCTCGATAATGGCATCATTACTCTTGATCGTCTTTATAAGAAACAAATGTCTAAGTTTGCTGATTACAATAAACAGTATCCTGCAATTGGTGGTCAATAATGGCTGAAACTCCATATGGCAATGTTCCAGACATGAATCAATACAAGCGATTCCAGTCTGATGAAGAATTGCTTGCATCAATCAAATCTGGCGTAGTTAATTATGCAAATAGCGGATATTTAGATCCGAACTACTTGCGTGCGCCAATTGATATTATTGCTAAAAATGCAGTGCCGTATGAAAAGCCATTGCAAGACTATACAAGCGAAGATGTGGCAATGCTTGGCAATCGTTACAAGGCAATCAAAAGTGCTTCTGAGTTTGCAAAGAAAACATACAGTGGATTAGCAGAGCAATCTGGATTAGACATTGTTAAGCCAGAAGAACTGGACTCATATACCAAACAAGCCGAAGAAGACTATCTTAAGGCTATGCGATCTGTGTTGTCGCCTAATTATGGCGTATCGCCACTAATGCAAATTGCTCAAGGATACGCAAGTTCACCAGAAAGGCTTTCTATTGCCACTCAGCAGTTGCTTAATATTGGCGATCAAAAGGAACTTGAAAGGCGCACTGAAGCATCAAACAGGGCGTTAGATACTGGGTATGCTAAGTTTGGTAGTTTTCTTGGCGATATGAGCATGGCTGTGCCTGCTACACTTGCCACTGCATCTGCGTTGCCTACGGTTACTGCAACTGGTGCTTTAGGAACTGCTTTGCGTACATTGCCATATGCTGTCGAAGGTGGCGTGTTCAGTGCTTTACAACCGACTGCTGAAGGCGAAAGCCGTACTGCTAATGTTACCGCAGGAACTATGTTCGGCGGTTTAATGAAGCCAGTTGCTGAAGTTGGCGGTAAGCTGTTTGATATGTTCAAGCCACAGAAGTATGTGGCGCGTGACACTGCACAGATGTTGCTTGAAGATCTTCCAGTGGGAGAGCGTGAAGTTGCTGAAAGAGTTATTCGTGAAGCACCGACCGCACCAAGCGGAGTTGTGCCAGAAGCGCAGTTAACCACCCCAGAGTATATGGCTTCGCAAGGCGTAGAAGCACCTGTTTTTAACAGAATGCAGGATTATCTGCGTGGGCGACCAGAACCAGATACGCAAGCCATGCCGTTTTTGGATGCTAATCGCAGGACTGCCGAAGCTATCGATCGGCGTATTGCAGGCGCATTTGAAGGTGCTACTCCAGAAAACGCACTTGCCATTCGACAGCAGGCTATTGCGCGTGAGGGCGCACAGATTGAAAAAGCAAGGCTATCTCAACTGCCAGTTAACGCTAGTGGCGTTGTTCGCTTTATGGACACCTTTATAAAGCAAAATCCTACGCTTGGATTTTCTAGCGTAATTAAAGATTACCGCGACAGGATGATGAAAGACATTCCTGAAGATGTTCGCTACCGTGAAGCCATTGCTCTTAATAAAGGCTTTCTTGATACACAGCGTGTTATTAGTTCTACATCTGAAAAAGAAGCAATTAAGTCTCTTGATTTAATTGTCAAAAATAATGAAGTAACTATTGGCAATAAAACATACGACACATCTACGCCCGAACTAAAAGCTAAAGCAATGGGCGCAATATCGCGTTCACTTAGCACAAAGACTGGCAAAGACCATGTGCGTGCTGTTTACGATACGGTTATTACTGGTCAAAAGCCGTATGATCGTATCCGTGACTTGCACAATATCAAGATGGATTTACAGCGTGACATGGCTACTATGACTCCATTTGAGCGCAAGATGATTAACCCGATTGCCCAGAAGATTGATAGCGCAATTGCGCGAGAAGTTAAAGATTGGGGCGAGTATATGAAAAACTATGCCATCCAAATGAATCGCGCAGGACAAGCTGAAGCAGGCGCAATGGTGCGTGGTGCTATTACCGACTACGGTCAAACTGGCGCACCTAAGCTGAACATCACCAGTTTCCAGACTTTGGTCAAAAGGGCTGATGAAAACTTCCTGAAAGGCGTTGGTAACAAGCGTCTCAAGTTTACTCCAGAGCAGTCGCAGGCTTTGACCGAAGTTCGCAATACTGCTAGAGCGTTGCAGTCTGTTCAGAATATCGGTAAAGATACCAACTCTTTGACTACTCAAAGAATGCAACAGGCAATGAAGTTAGATCCTAATACTGTGCCTGACATTGGATTTGGTGTTACCAGAACTGGCGCATGGATACTACAGCGCATTGACCGTAGAAAACTGCCAGAAGTTTACAAGCTGATGTCTGATCCGATCTACTTTGCCGAAGTGCTTAAAAACACACCACCGAAGTCGCGTTACCTGATGCATTCCCTGCGTAGCGCAATAATTGGATTTAATGCGCCAATTCTTACTTCTAACATCGGCACAACAGAACAAAGTAATGATCCGTATGCTTCTGCAGATGCAGAGTATTTGCAATATATGAATCTTAGCCCTGAGCAGATAGATGAATATAATAAAGCAAGAGATGCTATGGAAGGGTCTGCCAATGCAGGCAATGTCTACGGTCTACCGCCACAACAGTAAGGAACAGTAATGTCATATCTATTTGCCAACAAACTGCAAACATTCTTTGATGCCAATGGCAACCCATTGTCTGGCGGTAAGATCTATGCCTACGCTAATGGCACTTCTACCTTGCAGAATACCTACAGCAACTCTGCGCTGTCTTCTGCTAATACCAATCCGTTGATCCTGAACTCTGCAGGAAAGCCACAGCAAAACATCTACCTGTCGCCACTGAACTATCGCATGGAACTGTATACCAGTGCCGATGTTCTGGTCACCCAGTGTGCCGATGTGGTCGGTCAGTTGCCAGTGATTAACCCTGCTACCGATGCAGGCAAGGCTGTCGCCGTGAACAGTGGTGGCACTGCATATACCCTGTCTTCTATTGCGTCTGGCTCGGCTTCCTACATTACCGTG